CTACGATAACCGCGCATTCAACATGGCTATCTGTTCGTCGTTCATGTCATCAATCCACATACCGTAAATTTCATACACCATCTGCGCAGTTTCATGCCCCATTTGGCTGGCTATAAATGCCGGGTTCGCTCCTGCCGTCAACAGCCAGCAGGCAAAAGTATGCCGCGTATGGTACGGATTACGGCGGCGAATACCAGCACGTTTTACTGCTGCATTCCACCTTGCCCCCAAACTGCTTACCGAGTAATAAGGTTTTTGTTTTCCGTTACACACCCTGGGCATGAAAACAAAATGCAGTTTTTGCTTTTCGGTTCTGCCGTACTCCCGATGATAAAAGGTGATTTCGCTTTTGCGATGATGCCCGGTCAGTTTGTATTGCTCCTTCAGTGCTTCAAGAGCAGGCTGCAGTAGTGTTACTGTTCGGATCCCGGCATTTGTTTTTGGGGGACCGAACATATCAAGTATCGTCAGGTTTCTTCTGACATTCACTATTCCCTTTTCGAGATCCACATCCTCCCACGCCAGAGCTGCCAGTTCCCCGTGACGAAGTCCTGAGTAAACGGCAAATTTCCACAAGTTCTGGCTCTGTCCTTTTTCACTTTCCATTAATGCATTGAATTCTGTTTTAGATAACGGATCAGGCTTTATTCTGTTTCGCTGTAATTTTTTTACTCCTTCAAATGGTTTAGTTGATATAAATCCCGACTGATACGCAAAACGCAACAGCGAACAGAGCAGGGCGATATAGTTATCAACTGTGCGCACGGTTCTTCCTTTTTTGTTGGATCTTGGATTATCCAGGTAAAGCGTTTCTCCATGCAGCAGTTCATTCCGGTAGTTTAAGATATCGCTATAACGAATATGTGATATCGGGGTACTTTCACAAATTATTATTCTGAGTGTTTTTAATTGTGATTTCGTTTTCTTCATTGTGTTTGTTGTTAACTCTGTCTCTTTAATTTTTGTCCAGATATCACAAAGCTCTCCGAACGTTTTTATGACTCTCGTTGTCACCATTTTTGCCCCAGTGCTGGACTGGGGAAAACGTCTTAAATACTCAAATTCACCGGAGTTTATTTCATGAACTATCAGCGATCTTAAATTTCCGGCCTTTTTAATATTACTGTTTGTAATCTCCCAGCCTTTTAATGTTTCCCGACATCGTTTTCCTCGAAACATGAACCAGATGCGAATGTATCTACCTCTAATCTCGACACCTGTTGGTAATTTAGACATATCATGAGTCTTTGATAAACTGATTTATCTTTGGATAGTTGTACCAGATAATCCCTCGTTTGCTGTCTGGCTTACCTAAAGGAGATACTCGTTTGAAGTGGAAGCCCTCCACCCAACAGTTCTGGCGGTATGCTTCAATTTGTCTGGCCCCCAGACCAGTGCGAAGCATCAGGCCGTATTCAACCATCCACTCTTCATTAAAGATTACTTGTGCCATCGCATCACCTCTGGCAGGCGCCAATGTTAGACTGAAATTGACGCCCGATGTTGATTATTAATAATCAGCTATGAAGTTTTAATTTGAATACAATGCAATTCTCGAGGACTGAAGTTTCTCGCAATTAAAATTTATCAGTTTTACTTTCTGCTCTCTGGAAACGCCTGCTTCTTTTTTACCTGAGAGCATTTTTTCGCATTCTGATTTCGTTAGTTTAGTTTTTGAATATCTTGTCCAGTTAGTAGGAGTGCCACCTTCCTTTTCAATAGTGGCGGTAATTTTATACATGAACACCTCCATTATTATTTCCAGTGGTTCGTTTATTCCATCTTTCGAGTGCTTCTTTTTCACTTCCACCATAACCGGTTCGGGATTCGCATCCGTTACACTTCGCTCGGTAATATCCTGAAATGGCTTTCACCGTTACTGATGGACAACCACAAAATGGACATGGTTTAACATTGTCATATCTCATAATTTTTCTCATAAAAAATATTTCAAGTTGGCGGTGCATTACACCGCCAGGCTGAATTATTCCTCTGAATTATCGATTACACTGTATTCCCCGGTTAATACAGAGGAATCTGCAGGATCGATTGTCAGTGGTTCCTTTTCATCCATTGATACTGCACGCTGGATCTCAATTGATACGGGCAGATATTTGAACAGGCGACGAATAGCCGTTTTCTTTGCCATTTCTTCCCAGTGAGTTACCCACGGCCCGTTATTACCAGCTTTACTCAGGCTGCGCACCAGCTCAATCTGTTTGCGCGTCATAACTTCAAACTGAGTACCTCCGTCTTTCAGTCTTGCGACAGCATAGACGTGGGTAACCGGGGCATCTTCGTTTTCTCCCGGGCGGTGTATTAACTTTTCATCAAGGCCAAATTCGAAGCTAAACTCGTCACCTTCACGGACAACACGGGCTGACAGGCTGGCGATTTGACCAGAACGGCGAGCCAGATCAATCATGCCGCGATAGCCAATGATTAGCTGAACGTTCTTTTTACCGCTCTTTTCGTTTTTATTACCAAAAGGCAGTAAATATGCATGACCGAGGGCGCTACCTGGCTCAAGTCCGAGCTGTGAACACTGTACGATCGCACTGACAAAACTCATAGTGTCACAGTTTCCTAACGCCGGAACTTTACGAATTTCTGTGGTGGCGATACGGATCATACGTTCAGCCGTCATATGGCGTGGAAGAGCTGCTGCCAGTTGCTCTTTCATTGATGGCTGGTTAATAAAACTAATCACGTCGCTATTTTTAACTGCTGCTGGTGCACGGTTTCCCTGAGTTTTTTGCAGATCGGCTTTTGCGATTGGTGGTTGCTTAGTCATTTGCATATTCCTTAGCCCAGCGGGGTAGTGATAATGTCTTAATAGCTGGCCATTCATCGGTATTCAGGCAGTCAGACAGGGTTCGCAGATTGCGGTGATATTCCTGTTGACCTGCCAGTTTTGCTTCTTCGCCCATCATGAAAATTTCAACCGGATAACGTCCGCATTCAATAGTTGTGCTGGCAACCAGAAAAACGAAAGTTGGCTGCACTCCAAACTGTGCTTCATAACCGTCACTGTAGAATGCATCCTGAACGTGATAGCGGTAGTCGTAATAAGCGGTTTTGAATCGTTGAATATCCGCCGTAGTTTTCACGTCCATGATCCAGTGAAATTCAGGGATAATTTTGTCCGGACGGCACCGACACAAAATTCCTGTTTCAGGATCTTCCCAGTAAATTGATGATTCAGCGTGTCCGGCGCTTTCAACAAGCCATTGCCCCAGCGGCAAAGCCATAACGCTTTGATACATGAGTTCAATTTTCCGGCCTTCTTCCGCAGTGATAACCGTTTTTCCTGTGCTTGCGCATTCCATCAGAAACGCTTTCTCTTCTTCTTTTCCGGCGTTTGTACGGCGGTTAAATTCAGGTGCTACGATAAAGCGGTTACTGAATTCTTCCGGTTCAAGTACCCGGCAGTGGAAAGCAGTTCCTAAATCGAGCGTTTTTGTCTTTGTGGTGTCCACGGGGGCATTTTTACGCCACAAATATAGTGCCGGAGTATCAGCAATGTCATCGAGCTGAGACTTACTGATACCGGGACCCGCGTGGTAATTCTCATTCGAAATTCCGTAATAAATACCTGGCTCTATGTCTTCTACGATTACGGGATCTGCGACTTCGCCAGTTTCATCACTGCAATCGCGATGCGGATCGCTGCCAGCATTCTCATTGTGCGGATGTTCAGCGCCTTCCATTTCCTCCGGATCATTTTCCTTAGCTTCAACCTGACTCTCTTCATCGAATGTTTCCTGGTATGTTGCGTCGCCCATCACCGCACCACAGTCAGGGCAGTTATCCCCGCCAGTCTGGCCGCAGGCATTGCAGGCTATTTCCGGTTCCTGTTGCACTACTGGCTCAGGTTGATTCATATCTGGGCTGGTTTTTTCCGTTTCTGGCTGGTTCTGGTACACACAATCGCGAGTCTGGATCCCCTTTACCCATTTCGGATCGTTCGGGTCGCTAATTCCGTCAACAAATTCACCACGTGATGCAGCAAGCAATTTATCGGCATCGACAGGATTTTTTGATGGAATGTTTTTCCGGGCTTCATGGAGTTCTGCCCGCAGTTCCTGATATTTCGCATCAACAGAATTTACCTGTGACTGAGCATCCAGCGGCTGCGTGTCCTGATGATGTTCAGTTGCGTCCGGTTCCATTGTTTCAGCCTCTCCCTGTTCAACTGCCGTTGTTCCAGATGGTTGCGGTTTTTCTTCATCATCCTGTTTTCCTTCTTCTGTTACTCGCTGCGGCATCGGGGCAGAGGAGCGACCGCAGGCAATATCCACGATTTCCGGATCAGGGTTGGCATGATCGGTTTCAGTCAGTACTTTGTTCAGATATTCAGTGACGTGCGCGGGGATGACCTCGATCCCAATTGGTGCTTCTTTTACGGACGCAACCACGATGGCGCGGGAATAATCCAGCCCGCCAGGCATGGTGATGAATTTGTCGCGGAAAACAGAAAAGGGCGGTTTATTTTCAGCGATAATTTCCTCAATGCGTTTAGCGTGTGCCGGATGAAGGTTATAGATGTCCAGATCCATTGAACGGGCCAGTACGCCAGTGGCTACGTCGCGCGCCAGTGACGTCAGATCGTGTACGAAACCTTCGCCGCGATCGGTGAGGTTTCCGCCGCCAGCATTAGCACCGGAAGCCGTGCGAGTGATGTGTGAAACACGATTACCCTTCATCCACTCTTTTGTCAGCAGTCCTCGATCGGTGTAGTCAGCGTTCAGGTATGCTTCGAAAAAAGCAGTTATCAGTCCCAGGTTTGAATTACCAGGATTAGGGAAAACTTTGTCAGTGTCACGAACCAGTTTGTGGAGTTCGCGAATTTCCAGCGGGTCGAGCAGGCTGGTTTTGTTGGAAACAGCCAGGGCAGTAACAGCCGGTAGTTCTTCAGCCCGAGCAATGTGTAATGCCTGGAGTCCGTCGCGTGAAACGTGCGTTACCGGTTTTTCGCTGCCGTGTTGAGCAAGCCAACGAATGGGCAGTTCCTGGCCAGAAATTGGGAGTAGCATATTCTCCTCAATCTCAGTCATGTCTTCGCCGTTGACGTTGGTATTGCCTTGATAGTGAGCGTTGTCTGGTGCTGCTCCCGGTTTTAGTTCCCATGTCATGGAGTCTTTGCTGAGTTGATAGCGTTCACTCCAGGTAAAATCGATCTCACCTTCAGCGGGCAGGTCATTAACGACAGGAAAATTCGTGGCAACAGCTTTAAAATAGCTGCTCAGTTTTTTACCTGACTTAACGATCAGGTAGTCCAGAGTGGCACAGGTCGATTCAAAATCGTTGCTTGCCCACAGGACGACGTCAGGTTCACCGGATGATTTTTTCGCTTTCCGTAACAGGAAGAGTGGTTTTGTGCTCATTGTTTTTTAACCTCAACTCAGATTAAAATTCGTTTTGTTCAGTGAATGATCTTGCCGGATACACACTGTTCATAGCCTGCGCCATACGCAGGCTATTTCTTTCAGATTTCACCTTTTAATTTCATTGCAATTAGAGTTGCCAGAAATTCGGCTTTTTTTTCTGCGGGCAGATTCTTTCCGATATGCACCAGGCACATTTTTTTGACACCTTCATCAAGTGTTTTTACGTTGCCTGATGGACCATCGATATCAACCACAGTGAATGGGGTTTCTTTATTTTCTGTTTTAATTACGTAGCCAATGCGCTTTCCTTCCAGATTCACCTCGTGAACAATGTCATCGGTAGTTACAACAGTGGCTTCATAATTGGTAATCATGTTTTTCTCCTTAATTAAGGTTGAGCGAATACCTGCCATTTCTGGCATAAATTCAGTTTCGAATAGTCAATTAATTAAAGTTCATGTGCCATCTGGTCTTTTTCGGCACAAGCTTCACTGCAATATTTTCTCGGTTCGTCTTTTGATAAAATCCCGTGCATGAAGTGAAGCATTCTTTCAATAGCTTTGCTTTCTTCAACGTCTTTTTTGCAAAGGTGGTAAGCACATTTTATTTTCTTAGTCATCACCATGACTCCGCCTTTACAGGTAAACCATCACGACCGAGGAAGACTTTAATCATGCGGTCAGTAATGCATGTTTTTGTGGTCAGGTTACGAATATATAGTTTTCGCTTTTTAATATTGTTTGCCGAGGCAATATATGTCCGGCCTTCATGAAGAACATAATCGCCAGGAGTCACACACTGACGTGGTATTTCATCAGTTCCGAAGTGATGTGCAATCATAATTATCTCCATTTTTACAAATGAACTTTGTTGATGCGGTGCCTGGTGCCTCCAGGTGACTGCAACCAGTTAACAATTACAGTCGGCTTTCCCACCCAAACCAATAAGGACTAACATGACTTTTAACTGTGCCACGTGCGCTTAGCCGCATTCACCGCATCACAAAATTCACTTTAAAAAGGGCGGACATCAGCCGAACTTCAAGAAAAAAACTGATGCCGCCAGGACTACACACAGCAATGTCGTTATTTACAACCGGAGGCGCACTCCCACCATTTAAATTTAACAGACAAGACCGACTCTTTATGGATATCGGAAATGCGCCTTCGTGTTGTGCCCGGTTTTATTTCACCACCTCCGGGCTTCGGTGGTCTCGGCTATACCCCTACAGCGAGAGCTTGTGTTAACATTTCAATACCCTTACAGTTGAGAGTTATTGATATGTTGGATGTATTTACTCCATTGTTGAAACTTTTTGCTAACGAGCCACTCGAAAGACTTATGTATACGATTATCATTTTTGGTCTCACTCTCTGGCTGATACCGAAAGAGTTTACTGTCGCATTCAATGCTTATACTGAAATACCTTGGCTCTTTCAGATTATCGTTTTTGCCTTTTCTTTCGTGGTCGCCATTTCCTTCTCAAGATTGCGAGCGCATATTCAAAAGCATTATTCATTACTACCAGAGCAACGAGTATTGCTTCGTTTATCTGAGAAAGAAATCGCTGTATTTAAAGATTTCCTTAAAACAGGAAATCTTATTATCACTTCTCCTTGCCGTAACCCGGTTATGAAAAAATTAGAACGGAAGGGCATCATTCAACATCAGAGTGATAGCGCAAACTGTTCTTATTATCTCGTCACCGAAAAATACTCCCATTTTATGAAGTTATTCTGGAACAGCAGGAGTAGACGTTTTAATCGTTAGCTTACTGTGTGCTTCTCCAACCATCGGCGCGCACCAGTTTCGGTTTTAAATGTTTTGCTTTTGGTATACGTCATGGCAGTGAACGTTCCATCCTGGTTGGGGAACACGCCGCACACCAGGGATTCGTTGTTGCCGAGGTCGATTTTTTGCATTTTTCGCACCTCACATCTTGTTGTTGCGGATAGAGGCTTCTGCTTGCCAGAGATCCCAGTCGTTGCTACGTAAAGCCTGCACAGCCGGGCTGTAAGTGATACCGCAACAATCCATCAAATACTGAACTACTTCGTAATGCACCATCTTATCTCTCCCCTTAACGCCGGGTGTCGCCTATGGCACCTCCGCAGGCAGTGCTGGCTACTGGTTTTTACAGTTGCTCGATAGAGTCACGCCCTCACAGTGGGCAGCAATAGGTGTGCTGGGTAGTCTGGTGTTTGGCCTGTTGACGTATCTGACAAATCTTTATTTCAAGATTAAAGAAGATAAGCGTAAGGCTGCACGGGGAGAGTAATTCAATGACTCAAAACTATGAACTGATTGTGAAAGGGATCCGCAATTTTGAGAATAAAGTTACGGTAACTTTAGCGTTACGGGACAAAAAACGCTTTGACGGTGAAATTTTAGACCTGGACATCTCGCTGGACCGTGTTGAAGGTGCCGCGCTGGAGTTTTATGAGGCAGCAGCCAGAAGGAGCATCAGACAGGTCTTCCTGGATGTTGCTGCAGGGTTATGTGAAGGGGATGAGCAGTCACCGGAAAAGCGCCCCATAATTTTAGAGGCGCAGGGTGTGTGGATAACCTACAAAGGAAAACTGCCGGGAAGAATTACTGGTTCACTGAAGACTCCGCCGAAATGGTAATTTCACCAGCATATTTTTCTTCCAGTAATACCGCCAGCCACTTGAAAGAATTTTGTTGTTGCTGGGACCATTTGGGGTTGAGTGATTCAAGCTGGAGCGATGCCAGTGTTGGTTGCATTTGTTCCTTGGGAATTGAGAATGCCAGATATGAAAATGCGACAGTAAGGGCATTTACATCATCCCGAAGCTTGGAAATGCAGTCGAGCAACTCCTGTAGAGAAATGGTGCTATTGTCCATAAACAATCCTCTCTATTGTATTTAACTATTCCTTGCCTGATTCAACAGGCCGGGACAGATAAACATATCCAGGGTTCAGAAACCGATAAATCCTGATAAATATCCATGAACGCAAAAATCAGATACGGCCTGTCGGCTGCCGTTCTGGCACTGATTGCCGTCGGTGCGCCTGCGCCTGATATTCTCGACCAGTTTCTGGATGAAAAAGAAGGTAACCACACAACGGCATACCGCGATGGTTCCGGTATATGGACCATCTGTCGTGGTGCCACAATGGTGGATGGTAAGCCCGTCATACCGGGAATGAGGCTGTCGAAGGAAAAATGCGACCAGGTTAACGCTATTGAACGTGATAAGGCGCTGGCATGGGTGGAGCGCAATATTAAAGTACCACTGACCGAACCACAGAAAGCGGGTATAGCGTCATTTTGTCCCTATAACATTGGCCCCGGTAAGTGTTTCCCGTCGACGTTTTATAAGCGGCTGAATGCCGGTGATCGTAAGGGTGCATGCGAGGCGATTCGCTGGTGGATAAAAGATGGTGGGCGCGATTGCCGCATACGTTCAAATAACTGCTATGGACAGGTTATTCGTCGTGACCAGGAAAGCGCATTAGCCTGTTGGGGGATAGATCAGTGAGCAGAGTCGCCGCGATTATTTATGCTCTGGTTATCTGCATCATCGTCTGCCTGTCATGGGCTGTTAATCATTACCGTGATAACGCCACCGCCTACAAAGAGCAGCGCGACAAAAATGCCAGAGAACTGAAGCTGGCGAACGCGGCAATTACTGACATGCAGATGCGTCAGCGTGATGTTGCTGCGCTCGATGCAAAATACACGAAGGAGTTAGCTGATGCGAAAGCTGAAAATGATGCTCTGCGTGATGATGTTGCCGCTGGTCGTCGTCGGTTGCACATCAAAGCAGTCTGTCAGTCAGTGCGTGAAGCCACCACCGCCTCCGGCGTGGATAATGCAGCCTCCCCCCGACTGGCAGACACCGCTGAACGGGATTATTTCACCCTCCGGGAACGACTGGTAATGATGCAGGCCCAACTTGAAGGTGCTCAGCAATACATAACCGAACAGTGTTTAAAGTAAAATCTTAACTACAATATGATTCATTTTGATGATTGTTTCATAAGGAACAGTGAAGTAAGATCTAAGAGGAGTTAAATTTTATACAGTATAATCATAATATTGCAGCAAGGTGGTTATAATTGAAAGAATATTTAGATATGAATACATCTCATGTAAGAGTTGTTACTCATATGTGTGGGTTCCTGGTTTGGCTCTATAGTCTTTCAATGTTGCCACCAATGGTTGTAGCATTGTTTTATAAAGAAAAAAGCCTATTCGTTTTCTTTATAACTTTCGTTATATTTTTTTGCATTGGTGGCGGAGCGTGGTATACAACTAAGAAATCTGGCATTCAATTACGTACCCGTGATGGGTTTATTATAATTGTAATGTTTTGGATTTTGTTTTCTGTTATTAGTGCATTCCCTTTATGGATTGACTCAGAACTTAATTTAACGTTCATTGATGCTCTGTTTGAAGGGGTTTCTGGAATAACAACAACAGGAGCAACTGTAATTGATGATGTTAGTTCATTACCTCGGGCATATTTGTACTATCGGTCACAGTTAAATTTTATAGGTGGTTTAGGAGTTATTGTTCTGGCGGTTGCTGTATTGCCATTATTGGGTATTGGTGGTGCAAAGCTTTATCAGTCAGAAATGCCGGGGCCATTTAAGGATGACAAACTCACTCCCCGCCTGGCCGATACGTCACGGACACTGTGGATAACTTATTCTTTATTAGGTATTGCTTGTATTGTCTGTTATAGACTTGCAGGAATGCCTTTGTTTGATGCTATTTGTCACGGGATTTCCACAGTTTCGCTTGGTGGTTTCTCAACTCATAGCGAGAGTATCGGATATTTTAATAACTATTTGGTTGAGCTGGTGGCTGGTTCTTTTTCCCTGCTATCGGCTTTCAACTTCACTCTTTGGTATATTGTTATTAGCAGGAAAACGATAAAACCTTTAATCAGAGATATTGAACTTCGTTTCTTTCTGTTAATAGCCTTAGGGGTGATCATTGTTACCTCTTTCCAGGTCTGGCATATAGGTATGTATGACTTGCATGGAAGTTTTATTCATTCGTTTTTTCTTGCCAGCTCCATGCTCACTGATAATGGTTTAGCTACGCAGGATTATGCAAGCTGGCCCACGCACACGATAGTGTTTTTGCTGTCGTCAAGTTTCTTTGGGGGATGTATAGGTTCAACTTGTGGTGGAATTAAGTCACTTCGATTTCTTATACTTTTCAAACAAAGCAAACACGAGATAAATCAGCTTTCTCATCCCAGAGCGTTGTTGAGTGTAAATGTAGGAGGGAAGATAGTTACAGATCGTGTAATGAGGTCTGTATGGAGTTTCTTTTTTCTTTATACTCTCTTCACGGTGTTTTTTATACTGGTGTTAAATGGTATGGGATATGATTTTCTTACATCATTTGCAACAGTGGCTGCATGTATTAATAATATGGGATTAGGTTTTGGGGCTACTGCATCGTCATTCGGAGTGCTTAATGACATTGCAAAATATTTAATGTGCATAGCTATGATTCTTGGTCGCCTTGAAATTTATCCTGTTATTATATTGTTTTCAGGTTTTTTTTGGCGCTCCTAATATATGGCTGATTTATAATTGTGAGTTTAATATTATATTGACTCACTCATTGATCCAATACCTAACTTTACCAGCAACACCTCCGCCCCCAGTAGCACTGGCTGCTGGGGTGCGTTTTATTCATAAAGCAAGGCTGTATGAGCGAGAAATTAAAGATAGTCTATCGCCCATTACAAGAATTGTCACCGTATGCGCACAACGCCAGGACGCACAGTACTGAGCAGGTGGCACAACTGGTAGAAAGTATTAAGCAATTCGGCTGGACTAATCCGGTGCTGATTGACGAAAAGGGCGAAATTATTGCGGGTCACGGTCGTGTTATGGCGGCTGAAATGCTCAAAATGGATTCTGTTCCGGTCATTGTTCTGGCCGGAGATACAACCTACAGGGAATGGTTTTTGCGTCAGCCTTACACCAGACAAAAACAGATTGTGGGGGAAACCCGGGCAAAGCTGATTCGGGATGGCGGTATGTCGCCAGATGAATTTTACACCGATAAAGGCGAATGGCTGACGCTGAAGCAACTCCGTGAGCGTGATGCACAGGTATTCAGAAAAGCAGGGATTTAAATAAATCATTTATTACAACAGGCTACCTTCGGGTGGCCTTTTTTATTGCTGCGATCCGGATGGTGAGCAGCGTAACTGTCGGAAGACTTAAACCAGGTACTAATATGAAACTGAAAACGGTCGAGATTAACGGAAAACAATACGCAGAAATTGATACTGCTGGCCTGCCAGTTTATGTGCACGACGATGGTAAAGAAATCGGCTTCGATGCACCGCTGGCGATAAAAAAAATTACAGAGCTTAATGGCGAGGCAAAAAATCATCGCCTGGCTAAAGAAGCTGCAGAGGAAAAACTGGCTAAGTTTGCCGCTATCGAAGACCCGAAGAAGGCGATCGAGGCACTGGAAATGCTGTCAAAAATCGACCAGAAAAAGCTGATCGATGCGGGACAGGTTGACCAGGTTAAGGCAGAAATTACGAAAAATTTTCAGCAGCAATTAGATGAAGAAAAGCAACGCTCTCAGATGCTGGAGACGCAGCTTTACGATTCTATGATTGGCGGTAGTTTTGCGGGTTCAAAATATATTGCCGATAAAATTGCGATCCCGGCAGATTTATTACAAGCCCGCTTCGGGCAGGCATTCAAAGTGGAAGAAGGGAAGATCGTTGCTTATGACGCTTCCGGCAACAAAATTTATTCCCGCGCGAAGCCTGGCGAACTGGCGCAGTTTGATGAGGCGCTGGAGTTCCTCGTCGAAAATTACCCTCAGAAAGACTACATCCTGAAAGCCAGTGGCAACAATGGCGGCGGCTCCCGTCCGACACAGCATGATATTGGTCAGAAAACGATGAAACGCTCTGCTTTTGATGCACTGGATGTTGCAGGTAAGCAAAACGCATTGAAAGACGGTATCACAATTGTTGATTAACACATTTGTCAGCTTCCGGATGGGAGCTGGTGTCAGGGCTGGATAGCTCATTACTCCATCTATTCACAATTACGCAAATTTTTAAGGAATATTTAATTATGGCTGGAAATACCCTGACCGGGTTGATCCCGACTATTTATACCGCCCTGGATATTGTATCCCGTGAGCAGGTAGGTTTTATCCCTGCGGTAGCAAAAAACGCAAAAGCTGACGCCGCAGCAAAAGATCAGACGGTAACCGCGCCAGTTGCGCCTGAGGCGAAAACCGAAGATATCGTACCGGGGCCGTCAGCTCCGAATATGGCAGCAGTAAAAATCTCAGGTGTGCTGAAAGATGGTGCGGGAAAACCAATACAGAACTGCACTATTCAACTGAAGGCAAAGCGTAACAGCACCACGGTACTGGTGAACACGGTAGCCTCTGAAAATCCGGATGAAGCCGGGCGTTACAGCATGGATGTCGAGTATGGCCAGTACAGCGTCACCCTGCTGGTTGAAGGTTTTCCGCCTTCACATGCCGGAACCATTACCGTCTATGAAGGTTCCAGACCTGGTACGCTGAATGATTTTCTCGGTGCCATGACGGAAGATGATGTCATGCCGGAGGCATTGCGTCGTTTTGAGGCAATGGTGGAAGAAGCAGCACGCAACGCTGAAGCCGCCTCTCAGAGCGCAGCGGCAGCAAAGAAATCAGAAACAGCAGCGGCATCGTCCAGGAACGCGGCGAAAACATCAGAGACGAATGCAGGTAACAGCGCGAAAGCGGCAGCTTCTTCAAAAACAGCCGCACAAAACGCAGCAACAGCGGCAGAACGTTCAGAGACAAATGCCCGTGCGTCAGAAGAAGCCTCCGCAGACAGTGAAGAGGCTTCCCGCCGTAATGCAGAGTCAGCCGCTGAAAATGCCGGAGTCGCCACCACAAAAGCGCGGGAGGCCGCAGCAGACGCAACAAAGGCCGGGCAGAAAAAGGATGAGGCTCTGTCGGCAGCGACACGAGCTGAAAAGGCGGCAGACCGCGCAGAATCCGCAGCGGAAGTGACTGCAGAGCCCTGTGCGAATATAGTGCCGCCGCTGCCTGATGTGTGGATACCGTTTAACGATTCGCTGGATATGATTACGGGTTTTTCGCCATCTTATAAAAAGATTGTTATTGGTGACGATGAAATAACAATGCCAGGCGACAAGATTGTTAAGTTTAAACGTGCTTCAACAGCAACGTATATTAATAAGTCCGGCCAACTCAAGCTTGCTGAAGTTGACGAACCGCGATTTGAGCGCGATGGCTTATTGATTGAAGGACAGAGGACAAATTATCTGAGGAACTCAAATAAACCAGACTCATGGACTGTTCATTCCGCACTGAATAAAACATTTGGCACTGATAAACAGGGGTTCAATTATGCCACGGTGACACCCACGGAAAGTATAGTGGGAACAACAGGTGGCTATACTGTGCATGGTGTGGTTGCAGCAGACAGATTCCCGCTGGCAAGTGGTGAATGTTTCACTTTTTCGTGCCGGGTTAAAGGCGCTAAAGCACGATGCAGGTTAAGAGTTTCAGTTATTATTGGTGGAACAGATACATTCTCTGCTGACTCTTATCTTGATCTGGATACCCGGATCGCAACAGTAAGCGGTAATACATCCCTTATAACAGCCAAAGCTGAACAACAGGGCGAGTGGACCTACTATGAGGCCACTTATACAGCTAATACGGACATTGATACCGTTAACTGTGCTTTTTATATGACAAATAAAATAAGTAATGAGCCATTCTATGATGACTCAACATTAACCATGACGACGCCGCAAATTGAACTGGGCAATACGGCATCGTCATTTATTGTAACTACAATGCCAACAACACGCGCAAGTGATGTGGTTACTATCCCCTCGGCGAATAACCTGTCAACACGGCCTTTTACAGTATTGTGCGAAGTAAGGAGGAACTGGAGTACACCGCCCAATGTTGCGCCAAGGATATTTGATGTTGGAGGGCACAGTATTGATGATAATTATTTATCGCTGGGGTTTGTTTCAACAGGAAAGATAAGCGCCAACGTAGGAATGGTTCAGCCACAAATTTCCTCAGATGGAGAAAGGTTCATTGTGGGTGTGAGAGCTAAATCTGATTTATCAGTAAATGCAATATGCAATGGTAATTATACAACAAACCTTAATGGTAAAATATTTGGAGTTACAGCAACATCGTACCGGTTTGGTGGGCAGACCGCAGCAGGAACGCGTCATTTGTTTGGACACATCAGAAATTTCAGAGTCTGGTTTAAAGAATTAAATGACAGGCAAATCAAGGAGGCAGTATGAAAGATTTAACTTTGAAATTTCCTGGTAACAGAGAGTTTAAATCCTTCCTGTCATCTCTTGACTGGGAGGAAGATGAAGACCTCCAGAATAAACTGTTAGTCGATGAAATTGGTTTCACCTACACAGAAACAGGGGTAACTGAAGAGGGAGAACCTGTCTGTATCCGGAATAACGGTTATTTTGTCAACATTCGCATTCTTGATGACTTGTTTGATGTTTCTGTATTCTCTGATTATGTCGTGGAGCTGGAAACACCGCTTCGGGAATGGAGCTGAAAGGAGGAAATAATGGATATAAGCCCCTTACTTCATGCACTTTGTGCTGTGGCTGCGCAGATACTGGTTGGTCTTTTTACCGGAAACTGGGCTTACGGAGCGATAGCCGGTTGTACGTTCTTCATTGCGCGTGAACATACCCAGGCAGAATATCGCTGGATTGAAATGTTCGGGCATGGCAAGCGAATGAATATGCCGTGGTGGGGCGGTTTTGATCCGCGCGCGTGGGATGTGGCAAGCCTGATGGATTTTGCTGTGCCGGTGGTGGCGTGTCTGCTGGTCTGGCTGTTGGTTAATCGTGGGTGA